CGGGGTGCTGTGCTGCTCCTTGACGAAATCGACCTCGCCTCAAACAAAATCCTCTGTCTTCAATCTATTCTCGAAGGAAAAGGAGTTTTCCTCAAGAAGATTGGCAAATACGTTACGCCCGCAGAAGGTTTCAACGTATTCGCAACCGCCAACACCAAAGGCAAAGGTTCAGAAGACGGACGATTCATCGGAACTAATGTGCTCAACGAAGCATTCCTTGAGCGGTTCCCAGTGACCTTTGAGCAGGAGTATCCTTCTGCTGTTACTGAAGCAAAGATCCTTTCCAAACTTTGTAAGGACACTGAGTTTGTTAACAGACTTGCAGACTGGGCAGACATCATCCGTAAGACTTTCTTTGAAGGTGGCATCGATGAGATCATCAGCACCCGTCGTCTTGTCCACATTGTTCGTGCTTATGACATCTTCAATGATCGTATGGAAGCACTGCAGTTGTGCCTGAATCGTTTCGATGATGAGACTAAGGCATCTTTCCTGGACTTGTACACCAAGATCGACGACAAAGTTGAAACTCCCGAGAACGTGTGATATACTATGGAAAACGATTCTGTTATGGCAAGCGGTGGATGGTTAGGGCAACTGGGAGTTGCCCTCCAAGAACTAAACTGGGATAACTCTGATGAGATCGTTGTTAAAATCGGTGGCACTTGTGTAAGTGGTATCGATGTAGGCGAGGACTACAACAAAAAATGGCAATCCCCTAAAGGTACACGTAAGTACAACAAAGAAGCATTCATTGTCATTGAGAATGCAACTCGCCGTCCTTTTGAATCCTCTAAACCCCCATCTGATAATGAAGTACAGTGAAGATCGTATTCTTGGAGAACTCCGAGAATACATTACTAGCACCTATGGTCAGCATTACTCACAAGGTGATGACTCTATCCAAACTCTTGATTTGATCGAAGCGTGTGGAGATGGTGAGTCTTTCTGCCGTAGTAACATCCTTAAGTATGCGTCTCGATATGATAGGAAAGGAACTGCCCGACGAGACATTATGAAAATCCTGCATTATGCTGTGTTGCTAATGCATTTCAACGATAAAAATTCTACTCCTCCTGACACATATCCTCAATGAACGTCGTTACCCTCTCCAAGCAAACTCTTTCTATTCTGAAAAACTTTGCTACTATCAACACCAGTATTGTGGTGAAAGCGGGTAACACTCTTCGCACTATCAGTAATGCAGAGAACATCTTTGCACGTGCTACTGTGGATGAGAGTTTCCCTCAGGATTTTGCGATCTATGATCTCAACCAGTTCATTGCTGGTCTGAGTCTTTTCGACAATCCTGTTTTGCATTTCGATAATCCAAACTACGTCACTATCCGTGACTCTAATCGTGGTCGTCGCGTCAAGTATTACTTCAGTGATCCTGAGATTACTATGAAGGCAGCACCTGATCGTGACATCAAATTCCCTGGCGGTAATATCAATTTTGAAGTTACTCACGACAGTCTTTACTCTCTTACCAAAGCTGCCGCTGTCTATGGTTTGCCTGACTTTACTGTTGTTAGTGAGCAAGATAATGTCACTCTTCAAGTACGAGACAAGGAAGACGAAACCTCAAACAAGTATGATCAAGTGGTGTCTGGTAACGCCGACGATGAATACTCCCTGGACTTTAAGGTGGAAAACCTGCGAGTCTACGAAGGTGACTACAAAGTCAGTGTTTCTTCGCGACTGATCTCTGAGTGGAATCACTCTGAACTTCCTCTGACCTATTACATCGCACTTGAACCTTGAACAGGAAATTTCTTTGGGTAGAAGAATACCGACCGCAGAAAGTTGCAGACTGTATTCTTCCTACCTCTCTTAAAAAAACATTTCAGGAATTTGTAGATGCAGGTGAATTTCCAAACCTTCTCTTGTCGGGACCTGCGGGAGTGGGTAAGACTACGATTGCCAGAGCTCTTTGTGATGAGTTGGGTGTCAGCAGCATTGTTATCAATGGTAGTGACGAAGGGAGGTATCTTGATACGGTACGAACCAGGGTCAAGACCTTTGCAAGTACAATCTCGCTGACAGGTAGTAAGCACAAGTGCGTCATCATTGATGAGGCAGACAATATGACTGTTGATGTACAGTCACAACTTCGTGCTGCTATTGAAGAATATCAAAACAACTGTCGGTTTATCTTTACTTGTAATTACAAGAACAAGATCATTCAACCACTGCAGTCTCGCTGTTCAGTCTTTGATTTTACTGTCAAGAAAACTGAGAAGATGGAACTGCAAGGTCAGTTCTTCTTGCGTCTCCGTCAGATTCTGAAGGAGAATGGTGTTGCTGCTGATGACAAAGTTATCGTCAAACTTGTTCAGAAGCACTATCCCGATTGGCGTCGCACTCTTAACGAACTGCAGCGTCACTCTGCTAGTGGTCAAGTTGATAGTGGTATCCTTGCTGATATTGCTGACCTTGATATTTCTGCACTGACTAAAGCAGTCAAGCGAAAAGAATTCAATACTGTCCGAACCTGGGTGGTTGAGAATCTAGATAATGATCCTAACGTTATCTTCCGTAAGGTCTATGAAGTTCTGAGTCAAGAACTAGTTGGTCAGTCTATTCCTCAGTTGGTTCTTATCATTGCTGAGTATCAATATAAATCTGCGTTTGTTGCGGACCAGGAAATTAATATCCTTGCTTGTCTCACACAGATTATGGTTGAGTGTCAGTTCAAAGAATGAGTCTCTTAGATTTCTTAGAAAAAGATCCTAAATCTATTATGATGGAGGAAATGCTAGAACGTCTTAAAGACGAACCCGAACGACAATACAAGTACATCAATGAAACCAGAAGGAATCGCGAGAGAAAGACACTATAGTTGCAAGAATCTTTTAGATCTTACACAGCAGGATTACGTTCGCTGCGATTGGGAAGGTCTATTGACTGAAGCACGTACGTGTTATGGTCTCTGGAAAGCAGGAATCCTACCAATGTCTTTGCAGGCAATGTCTGGAAAGAATGTGAAGGAGGAAGACTGGGATATGACTTTGAGTAAGAATGCTTATAACATTATTACTCTGTCATCTACTATGCCTCACTTCTATAATCTGTGGATGCAATTGTTTAAGCAGATTAGAAGTCATCCAGAACTGAAGAAGCAACCTCTGTGGATTCACGCTTGGTTGAACGTACACAGATACGAAGATCTTGGTAAACTTTCTCTTGGTTGGCACAACCATAGTTACTGTCGTTACCACGGATTTGTTCACCTCAGTGATCGTCCCACAGATACTATCTTTGCTGATAGAATTCCAACCTCAAATGAGGAGAGAGATGATATCACAACTTGGTATCTTAAGAATGAGGATAGAACTCAACACCCATTAAACGATACTGATATTACTTTGAGGATTCCTAATTCTCAAGGGTTGCACTACATCGGTCCTGGTCCACTGCTGCATCGGGTCATTCCGCATCCTTATAAAGGGTGGCGGGTTAGCATTGGATATGATATTATAGATGATCTGAACTGGTTGGCGATGGAAGACTGCACGTCAGAGATGGGAGTATGCCAAGCGTACCCTGTGTTTGAACGTAACGTTGACATCTTCAATACCAAATTGGTACCTATCCCTTTGTTATGAAAAAGTACAAAACTCCTCTCAGGTATCCTGGTGGCAAGTCACGTGCTACTAAGTTCCTGTGGGACTATATTCCTGAGAAGTATGATTCCTATGTGGAACCCTTTCTCGGTGGTGGTTCTATGGCGATTGCTGTCACCAAGGCAAACCCTTATATGAATGTGGTCGTGAGCGACCTCTACTACCCTCTGTATGCCTTCTGGATCGTCCTGAGGGACCTTGGACCTACCCTGCAGGATCACCTGCATCAGATCAAGGTCTTCTGCGATAGGCACGAAGAGCAGGACGACAAGGATAAGCAGCACAAGGAAGCATTTCTTAGAGCAAAGGAAGCACTAAATGATACCACCAGCATTTACAACACTGCAGTCAATTTTTACATTTGCAACAAATGCTCCTTCTCTGGTCTCTCGGAAGCTTCGTCTTTTTCTAAGCAAGCATCGCGACAGAATTTCTCGCTCAACGGAATCAACTCGCTGACTTACTATCACCAGTTGATTCGCAAGTGGATTATCAAGAATAAGGATTATGAGAATACGATCGATGAGAAAGCATTCAACTTTCTAGATCCTCCGTATCTCATCAAAGATAATCTCTACGGTAAGAAAGGAGATATCCATAAGTCTTTTGACCATCAACGGATGGCAGACATCATCAATCCTTTTGAAGGTAAGACAATGATTACTTACAACAGTTGTCCTGAAGTTGAGCAACTGTATCCTAACTTTGGCAAACTTAAATGGGATCTGACGTACACGATGCGTTCCACTGGATCCTATGGTGCTGATCAGGATAAGCGTAAGGAATTATTGCTCTGTAATTACAGTATAGATAATAGTAGTAAACAGTGGTACAAATAATGGGTAACATTATTGCTCGCGCTCAAGGCGGTCGTGCTCAAATCGTGGACACTGCTGCTGGTGTTATCCAAACATTCGGTGTAGATGTAGCAACAGCTATGCTGCAGGGAAATGAAGTTGTTGTTACTTTAACTAATGGAAAAACTCAAATCTATCGATTCAATTCCTCAGGTCGAACAGTCTTCGGTCCAGTCAGAACCTTCTAGTTTTAAACTTCCTTTTGGTGCCACGTGGATTACTAACTGGGCATACTACGAAGGTGAAGAACGTCTTGGACAGGTTCGCTTTTTCAAAACACGATTCGGATTGACTAGCAGTGTCAGTGAGATTACCCCTACGGGTAAGACTGTCCTCACTGGTCTGGATAAAGATGCTGTCATTGAGATGACCTACTGGCATCTGAAGTGGGCAGAAGATGGTTA